CTTCTGTGCTGTGCGGACTTGACCCGGATCATTAAGAATAACCGGGGCTTTGAAGTTAGTCTTTGCAAACGCAAGACGGAACTTTTTAAGCATAGCATTGTCAACTACTGTATAAAGTGCAGCATAATTACGCCACTTGCTTTCAGCACTTGCGTCAATATTGGCACAAGTATTGCCGGTCGTTCCACCCTGATAGTAAATAGTTTGACCTACAAATCCATCCGTAGTGGTGGTTGTATTCATCGGATTGATATAATACGGAATACCATACGGATAAAGATCATCAGTTGCACTGGTTGGGGTTTTCCAAAACCGCTCCTCAATCAAATCAGCCAAATCCCAAAGACCGTCAATACGTCTGGTTTTCATCAGACTAATTATTTGTTTGGCCGAACTGCGGTTACGGATAATCTCAAGTTCGTCCCAAGAATAATTGGTACTCAAACGAGACCAAGGGACTTTAATGGTGTGGATAGTATCACCAATCTGGGGATCATCCACATCAAACATCCGGCGATAACGAGCATTGCCGGTTGTACTAAGCATTACTTTACGCTCGATTTGATTTCCACCATCGACTTGCATTGTCTCACTGTTGAAAATGCGTGTACCTTCATAATTCTGATCGGTCCACGCAACTTCAAAATATTGATCCGGCAAATCATTAAGAGTAACAGAAATAAAATCGGCCAATTCTGTGTCTCTGACACCACTCATAATACTCCCCTCCTCTTATTAGTGGCTATTAATTCGGAAATAGTTTTGCCAACCGTTCCTCCGTATTAGTCACTAATTGTTCTTCAGTAAGTTTTCCACCTTTGCCTTTTGCTGGCGCAGATGTTTTTGAACTATTGGGCTTTAGAGTAAGCCCTTTACTTCGTTGCTTTGCCTTCGATATAATGTCACGGCGAATTACTTGTGGCAAATAAGGCGAAGCAACTTTAAGATGTGCCATTTCCAGAGCTTGTTCAATAGACATTTCCCTATTTAGCAGTTCTGCACCGGCCAAAATATCCACAGCTTCATTTATTACAGCTTGTCTATTTGCCCAATGACCGGGGGCCAAATCTGTGCCCAACACAGTTTTGGTCGCACCATAAAACTCCTTAAAAGGTTTCATATCATCGGCAGCAAAAAAAGAATGAACAACCTGTGCTGCGAGCATATCTTCTTCTGAAGTCCCGGTCTTTGAAGGCGGTTGTTGTTGTACTGATTTGTCCGCCAACACCTTCTTTAACCCATTGTTTAATGTCTCAATGACATCAACCAATGGATTATCTTCATATTCATCCCGCAATTTCTTAATATCTATTAAATCTTCTGTTTTGGGTTCTTGCTGTGACTGTGGCTGTTGAAATTCTCTTTGTTTGCGGCCAAGCTCTGAAAATTGCTGCGAAAGATCAATTGTAGATTTATGAATTTTTTCCAAATATTTTGGATTTGTTTTCCACAAATTCACAATTTCTTCCGCTTCCCATCCTTGGAACTTTGCCGACCGAAAAAGGTCATCGGGGATTGAGTCCTCGTCTTTTTTCGGTTCTGCCTCCGGCTCTGCAACGTCACTGTCCTGTGACTCGGCATCTTCCGGTGTGGGTTCATCTGAAGCCTCCGGTTCAGTATCTTCCGGCGTGGGTTCATCTGAAGCCTCCGGTTCCTCCGGTTCGCTCGGTGTGGGAGAATCATCACCGCCTAATGCGGCCAAGTTCTGAGCAACTTTATCCTCTATTTCATTTGAATCATACGCTCCTTTGTCCGGGCGCATATCTTGACCTCTTTTCGGGTCTGGCATATTTTTCCTCCTCTATCTAACTTTTCTTTTGATTTTTCTTATTTGTTGTGGTTGTTTATAAGCACCAATTTTTTCTAAATATTTATGATGTTGTTGGTAGTTATCAAAACCCGGACGACCCTCAGCATCTATTTTTACATCAGGAAATTGTCGCTTGTGTTCCTCTATTTGAGACGGTGCTACAGCCAACGCATCAGAATATTGAGTTTTAGCATATTCTTTATTACCAACATTATGATGCTCCGCTTGAAAATCTCGCCGCATTTCTGTTCTACAAACAGAACATTGTTCAGGTTTTGCAGCATCTTTCATTGAGTGCACAATTTCTTCTTTTATCCCGCATTTCGGACAAACAAAACAATAAATTGGCATTTACCCCCCACTTGGAAATGTCACTTCTTTTTCAAACTTGGAGTGAATTTTTTCTTGGAATATGTCTTAGGACCATAAAACAACTCTTTGAGCCTCCGCTTTGTTCGCGCTAACAAAGTCGCTTCATCTGGTTTTTGTTTTTTCTTTTTCTTTTTCTTCGGGGGCATAACAGATTTCTTTGCAGCTTCTCCATGCGCTTTCTCCACTGAGCCAGATTTTCCATAACTTCGTTCAAATTCTTTTACATATTGTGATCTTAGTACCATTATATTCCCCTAAATGCTGACTGCCCAACAGCAGCCGTTTGTTGAGCTTGTTGATTGAATTGTGTCTCTGGACCAGCTATTGGTCGTTGCCCCGGAAACCCCCCTTGTTGTTGAATGGCCTGTGGATTTGTCATTCCACCGGCTTTGCCAGCAGCTTTTGGCCCTAACATCATATAAGTTTCCATTCGCCGTTGAAAATCGGGGTCATTGAAAATTTCAATCATCATATCAGAAATACCCATTTCCTCGGCAGCTTGCATCAAAGCTCGTGGCACATTAAATTCAATGCCCATCTGTAATGCCTGTATTGCCGATGACATAACGGATGGAAGGACATTGGTATAAAATTCCATTATGGCCCTTGATCGCTGTGCCGGGTCTTTTATTGTCATTGACCGTTTAACAATCGAAAAATATAATTCAAACCAATCACTATATTTTTGCTCCGGCGTTAATCGGACTTGGATTTCTTGCCCGCCTATAGTTCGTTTTGACAACGGTATATTAATAAATGGATCATTTATCATATACCATGCTTCTTTTTTGCTAATCCCCGCCTGAAATTCGGCAGTAGAGTCCCGCATATCTTCAGTAGTGACACTGGCGTTCGCCTGTAATATTTGAACTTCTGTAGCCTTGCCAGTTACAGCAGATGAAGCAACACCCGCCATTTGGTCTGGATTACCCGCTATATAATTAAACCACATTCGCAGTTCACCGACCATCCGTTCATTGTTTGGATTCTGCCCACCAAAAGAAACAAGATTGACTTTCGATGGATCGGGGCATTGTAGTGATTCCCCATCATAAGCATCTACAATCCCTTGTGCTATGTCTGCGTACTCAGGAGGATAGAGCAATACATCTTTTTGTCTATCTGCCTGAGTCATAAATTTCTTAAAAATCCTGTTAGCAATATCATTCAAATCACGCCACACACTGACAGGAATTATTGGCAAAGGATTATCAGGCACGGGCGGGGTAAGTGAACCAAAGGTATATGGCCCTTCAGCCGGGCCATAATAATCTTGTATTTTCAGAAAATCATCAAAAGATGCCTGAAACGGGTTAGGAATATAAGTAATGACATCTGCCTCTGGAAACCATAACTCCACAACATTAACATCATCCTGAATCTTGGACATCTTGGTAGTGTGTGTTTGTTTTGTAAGTTTCTCCGCTCTGTTACTCTGCCCTCCCATACTATCAGCAGAAGGTAATTCCATTACAAGTTTTTCATTCCAGCCATCCAAATCCAAAAGATGTTGTCTTGGAACCCGAATGTTATGCCCGAAAAAACCAGATTTTGAAAAATCATAATAGTTAGTTGTTGGGTCAAAAGTAAAATCATCCAAACTAATGAGTTCGGTGTAAAGTTGCCCCGGATCAACATTAATATCATCACCGGCTGGAATGAGCAAACCACTTGCAGCAATAGATGTTTTAGCAATAGCAAATCCAACGTGCATATCTACAAGGGCAGCGCGAAGCAATCTTTTGAGTTTCCTCTGTTTTTGAGATTTGTCCAAAGCCAGCCCAAGCAATTCAGCAAAATCTTTTTGCCCTAATAAAGATGTTGTGATTTTATTCATTCCCTCCTTCATCACAAGGTTGGGCACTCTTGCTGCAATTGCCAAGAAAATGAGATTAATCGGATAATCCCCTGTCATTCCCTCCGGTTTATGATAATAATGTCCCACATATTCTTTAATAAACATTGCCCGCGCTTTGCAATACTGCTGCATTCGCACAAAACCCTCTTTTGCAATTAGTGAGACATCTTTTGCACTAAATTCCAATGGCATCAAATACTCCTATCTAAAAGACCACTTTTTCTGCCAACCCTTAGATTTATTCTTTCGCTTCCATTGCTGGTAACGCCAACCGAAAGACTTGAATGGTGCTTGTGGCGACTTTTTCTTTGGCTGTGCTACCTCTTTATCTTCCGTTGTCAAAGCATCGGCGATGACAATGTCGCCATGTAATAATTGTTCCGCCAATTTCTTGTCCTGCAATTCAGCAGGGCCAACCCCGCCCCCCGGATAATAAATATAGTATTTAGCTTGTTCCAACCCCCGCTTATCGTGATTAATTATCTTGCCTTGAAGTAAAGCTCGCTCATAAGCCCGCAGCAAAAGCTCTTTGCTCTCGCGGTTCATTTGGTATCCATATTTGTCACTTGTCTTTTCAGTGACAGTCCCCACCGATTTTGACCTGTAATAATATGGATACTTATATGTCTGGACTAAGATTCTTCCTAAATCCCATCCCGGCCCATTGTTTTCCCATTTGAGATAAGGTAATCGCTGTGGATTGCTGCCTCCACACCAGAGACTAAGTGCCACAATGACTCTGGCAAACTCATAAGGAGGTGTATTTCGACACTTCCATTTAGCAATAATCTCTCCAGTTTGTTTGCATTTAATCGACACAACGGACTCGGAAGCTCCCTGTCCTTTGGATGTATCAATCCCAAAGATATAAGTTTTGCTCTGATCAGGTCGTCCGTTAATAAGTTCAACCCAAACCTCAAGTTTTCCTTGCCCCGCCTTAACAATTGAGACAACTGAATTATCCCTCGCTCGCAATAATTGTAAAATAGCGTCATCGGCAATGTTTTTCTTTAATTGAATATTGAATCTTGCTATTGGCTCTCTTGCAAATATAGCAATGTGTTTATCCAATTCCGCCAAAGAAAAGAAAGTGTCACCAGCTTGAAGGTCAACACCATATTCCTCCTGAGCAAGTTCTTTCTCAGTACATCGTTCTTTTTTTCTTTCTAAATACGGAGAAGAAATTTCAAAACGCTTAGTAATGGAGTCTTGAAGAACAAATCGCCTTTTACCTTTTTGCGGGTGATTCCAAAATTTCAAATCGGAAAAAACTTTTATCTGCCCTGAATTTTTCCATCGAGCGTATTCCGTTCCCGCCCCGATTGTGGTGCTGTTCACAATCCTACACGGTGTCACTGCCGTTGTTGATGTCCTAATTTGTGAGCCATTGTCAACTTGTGAAAACTCATCCAGCAACAAAATGGCACATCTATCAGCCCTCATAGCATGGGCTGTCGTTGCTTCACCGCCGATATTGCTATTATTTAATTCATTGTGTAATCTTAACTTTGAACGATTTTGTTTCCCCCGTTCTAATACCCCCGGTGGCCGCATCCACGCTGGTAACCAAAAATTAATATAATCGTGCTTTGCAAACAGGGATTTAGGTAATGGACTATCAACCAAATCTTCGATACGAGACATTTCACGGATTTCGGTGTTTGGTCGAAATAACCAAAGTTTATGAAGAAACGCAATACACAACCAAGATGCCCCCATTTCGCGGGATTTATCAAACAGGCCATCTTCTCCCTCATTAAACCGTTCTTCTACCCAATCAAATGCTTCATCCTGAATTTCCCACGTATTAAACGGCCAATGTGCTTCCAAAGCTGGTGTTTGTTTACCAGTGTCAGGATCAGTTTCAAATTCGTGTCGGGTCCAGACAAAACCATTAACCCAAAATAATAAACTCTCTTTACAAGCGGCTAATAAATCTTTTTGAAGCACAGGATCATTGTGGGCTTGTTTGAGCATCTTGCCCCGCCACGCCATGTGTTCATCGTGGCGTTTTGGCACAACAATCCCCGTCTTTGGGTCTTTCCAAAATCTGCGATTGGAAGGAAATGGTTCTGGTAAATGCGGATGCGCCGCAAAACCCTCACCAATCAATTAATCACCCTCTACCATTGCTTCATCAGCTATTCGATTGAGTCGCGTCTTATTGGACTCAGACATTCGCTCTGGAATACTTTTTTCATCCTCCTTTAATGCCCCTTGTGCTGTACCGGCCTTGCCATCTGCTCGTTCAATAACAAGTTTTCTATATTCAAGTTTGGCTTTAGGATCAATGCTGTTAAGGGCTTGTTCTACCATATCACGAGCTATTGCTTCACCTTTACTTATAATCCTGTGTTCTACCTTATCAGGACCAACTGCAATATCTACTATTTCCGTCTTTTCCTGTAAAATAGCCCGAAGATATTTTGAAATTATAAGACCGGCTCGAATGCGTTCCCCGCGTTGGAGCATGTCTTTATTCTCTTTAGCCATGTCTCATTCTCTTAAATCCACGTTTTGCTTTCTTCTCAGGAATATTTGCCCCACTTTTACGTGCAACATCAAGTGCAATAGCAATTGCTTGTTTTCGGGGCTTACCGTGTGCCATTTCTGTCTTTATATTTTTACCTATATTCTTTTTTCCGGGTAACAATGGCATTAGTAATATCCTTCATACTCTGTGTGTTGCGAAGCTTGCTCAAATTCATAATCATCAAGAGCGAACATCAGATCAATTTGTTCAATATCGGAAAAAAATACATCAACAGGAATACACCCTATAAGCACAGGACTGTATCCACCTACAAGTATGCCTATGACTTTACCATCCATAGTAAATACAGGACATCCACTGTTGCCCGGGTGTCCGGCACTGTCGGTGGTAAAAGCAATTTGCCAGCCATAAGGTTCTCCGGTATAGTAATCTATAGCATCCCAATCACGATTCAAACCAGATATGATGCCTGATGTCACTGCGTTGAAATTTTCTTTCCCAAAGGGTGAACCAATAGCATATATTTGCTGGCCGAGTTTACACTTTTTAACGCTACCAAA